GCACGGGATACCGGTCATAAACTGGACGTAGTTCGGATCGGGTTCACCGTCTAACGTGTCATCTCTCAAGATTTTAACGCGATGCCGATAGGTCACGGGTAGCTACTCCTCTGAAATCGGGTCACCAGGTTCTCGTAAAGCCGGATGGTTGCGTCTTTTTCCTTGGTGGTTCCACGTAATTCTTCCATTACGTCACACTGAACAAGGATGGCTTGTTTCGCAATCTCCGGTATTACGGGAACCCCTGCCGTATATTCGATAGTCACCGCGTCCCACCGCTGTTGCACTGACGGATATGATTGACCATACGCCAGGTGGATTTGTCTATTTGCGGAGTCGTAAGAGTAAACGGAACTGTTTAAAGTGACCTCTGAGCCTGTTGGGTCAAAGTATTTGATCGAGCTAATTGCAGGAACTGGCCGGTAGTATAACCGCCATTCTTCCGGTGGGAACTCCGGCAGCTTCTCGGTGATGACTCGCTCGGTTGTGATCGACTGCGTGTCGTGTTCCCATTGCTCTGTAGCGGCCACAATTAACCGCGTTAATCGGTCATCACTGTATGAATCACCCTGAGCAAAACCCAACTGATCCTTTACTTCCATGAGCGTGACCGGTTGGGGCGTTGTGATTGCTTCGACTACTGATCGCATAATGACCTCGAATGTTTTGTAAAACGTCGACTCAGAGGAGGGATTCTGAGCCGACGCAAGGGTGCGGATACTACTCCGCTGACTTTTTAGCCTTGGCTTTACGCTTAGGCTTGGGTTTTTCAGGAACTACTTCTTCAGCAACTCCATTCCTTATCAGTATTGCCGCGGTCTTTTCGTGCATCGCGGTAAATTCCCGACCTGCTCGATAACCCTTCCAATACTTCAGCAGTTTAACATGTTTGCGAACAATCATGATTAAGCCGCCGCTGTTGCGATTGCTGTTACAGCACCGGCTGCCGCTGTGTCGTGGTTGTCGACCTTCAAAGCTGATCGCATAACGGCTCGGCAGTATACCGAATCAGTTGCGAACGCATCGCCGGCAACATCTGAAACGCGAAGTTCAACACCCTGCCGCATTCCATAGAACACGCTCATCGACATGTCGCCGTAATAGATGTAGTTCGTGGAAACTGCATCGGCAGACGGCATAGTCTGGCAGATGTTAATTGGCATTCCAAACAGTTGAGGTTGCCATCCAGAAGCAACTTCAGTACCTGGCGTTCCACCTTGAGCTGCGAGAATCGGCAAGATTACCTTGGCATAGGTCGAATGGCTCATGTACCACTCATTACTTTGACCGGCAAAGTAAGGGTTCAAAGCCATAACAGCTTCGAGGTCTGCCAAGTCGATTGATGCCGCGGTTGTTCCACCGGCAGTAACGATTGAATTTGCATCCAACGCCTTTGCAAGGCCGGTTTGCGAACCGTAGGTTGCTGAACCGTCACCAAGGAAGATTTCCTTTTCAGTCTGCAATGCAAGCTGATAAGCAAAGTCCTCTAGAACGGTATCGATCATGCTGATAACTCCATCCGCTGTCACTTCGTTAGAAACTTGCGTGAGGGCTGCCTTTTTGACCGCGTTCAATGTGATCTGCTTGAAAGTCATGTTGCTTTCAGTGATCGCACCTAATTCGCCAGGATAGAAAATCGAAGTCCCTGTCAATCGATCGGGAATCCGGTGAGTCAAGCTAGTCATTTGAGTAACTCGAACCTTGGACAAGATCGGGCAAAGTGCAATCATTCGCTTGAGAAGGGTAGCTTCCAACGGGGCTGGGATGAATTCCTGGCCTAGTGTCGCTGTATCTTCCCGCTGTTCGCCAACATTTAGCAAGTTGTGAGACTTGAGGAAATCCACTGCCGGCTTGTGATTGAACACCTTGGCCAATAGCCACATGCCTGCAACGTACGCTTCTCTTTCACCCTCGGAGTCGTTTGAGAAAGCCTTCAAGTTCAGGTGACGCTTTGCAGATGCTGGAACAATCACGCTGTTACTAGCCTTGCGGTGATTTTGGACCACACTCGCAGAGAGCTTGGCTGATGCTAGTTCCCGAGACTTAGCCTCGATTTGCTCACGATTTTTCATCTGAGCCTGGAGAACTGCGATTTCTCCATCTTTGCCATCGATGCCGAAAGCAGCGTCAATTGCTGTCTGTTCTTCCGGCGAAGGTTCCCGTTCCGTCTCTTTGCAGTGATCAAGCAAGGCTTGAATGTCACTAGTCTTTTTGTCGATCTCGGCTTTTAATTCGAACGCTGTCTTCACAATACACCTCTCAAAAGTATTAGATTATTTGAGTAGGCAATAAAAATACCGACGCCTACCCGTGAAATTGGGCAAGCATCGGCTTGACGTTCGAAATTGTAATCACTCTCAGCTACTTGTCAACTAGGAAACAGAGTCCCTGAGTCGCAAGGAATCCCCCCAGGATCAGCATCATCCAAAGTTCAGCCATATTAGTTCCCCCCCTGTCTGGTGTTCTTTTCGATACGAATCAATGCGATCACTGGAGCTGCGAATAATGCGTAGCTGATAGTAAAGCCGACCCAGATTAATAGCGTAACAAATGCTCCTATTAATGCAGTCCCCGAGGGAACGAAAAACATCGAAGCCAAACCGGTTCCGATAGCCAGCATGAATAATGCGGTCACTAAGAAATAAACCACAATAATCCACTGTCTGGCTGTGTCCAGTAACCAGTTCTCGATGCTGAATGGCCTGTTTAGCCGGCTTTCCTTGCCCTTCTTCTTGAACTCCCGTTTCGGCAACCCTGGCATTGGCTTAATTGATTCCTTCCAAGCCTTAGCCTCGGCAGCTCTTTTGGCCTTCTTTGCTTTAGCGTCGGCTGCCTTCTTGGCTTTCTTATCAGCAGCAACTTGCTTTGGATTAACAATTTCAAAAACGTAATTGCAATGTCCGCACCTGGTTTTTTTGCCGTGGTTCTTACTGTCAACCTGTAAAATGCCCTGACAATTTTTGCATGTAACTTGCATAAGATACTCCCTAAAGTGACCCTAGTTTGAAGAAAATGCCGGTTGGCGACAGCCTAGGGAAGCTATCGCCCGCGGTATCCCGCGTCCGGCTTCATCTACTATACGCGAACAACTGATCCAGTGTTCGGAATAATTATCGGTTTTTCGATTTCAGCATCTTTAGGCGATTTTCCAGAACCGAAAGAATCGTCAAGTGTTTCGTTCGACTCCCTGCCTTCAAATCCTGAATCAATGCCGCCGGTGTCTTTTTAAACCGCGATTTCGCGACTGGAGCTGCTTCAACCTGCATCTGGCGAGTTGTCCCGTTTGCTAGGCTGTTCTCGATTTGCTCATCGAAATTGAACCAAGTTTCTTCCTGCATCAGACGACGTACACTTTTTACATCATATTTTGTGTTCTCCACATAAATATTTGTGAGTGTCTCAGCGGCCATATCCAACAAGTCGGCCTGTTTGCGGAGGTCTTCAGAAGTGCCCATCGCTCCAGACCAGGGGTCATGTATCATCAAAAAGGAATTGGGAGCCGATAGCCGTTCCTCTCCCGCCATGTAGATCACACTGGAAATCGAAGCCGCCAACGCATCGTTGGTTGTCGTGACCTTTGCCGAATGGTTCTTTAACGCTTCGTAAATCCCTATTCCTTGGAACACGTCACCACCTGGCGAGTTGATCCTTACATTGATCGGAATATCTCCGAGATCATCCAAAGCATTAACAACATCACTAGCACTAATGCCGCCGAGTGAAGGGGCTGTAATTTCATCATATAGGTATAGGTTTCCGTCGCGGTTATAGTCAAACATTTTTGATGATCTCTTGAGTTAGTAGTTTAGCTTCGCCATCCAAGCAGAAGTGCTTCGGTTTACGGGCAATGCAACGCAACGATTCTACACAGTGATTCTGAGCAATTATCCGGTCGCCGCCGAGTGACTCGACAACATCACCAAGATTGGCCGAGTATTTGTTATACCATTCCTCGATCGACTCTAGCGTATCGCCACGCTTTAACCGCTTCGTAACCTGCTTTTCTTCGGCATTAAGCAGCAATTGAATCCTGTTCTCAACGGCGGAGGATTCTCGGTCATCTTGCGGCTCATCTGGTTCTTGCCCCTGCTCTTGCCCCTCAAGCTGAACCGCACCGCTGGTTGTGTTCGGGTTCTCGAACAGTTCACCGCCAGGGTAAGGGTTCATATCTAGCTTGGCCCTGGCTTCGTTCGGATTCATGATCTTACTGGAAATCAAAGAGCTAAACGTTGCCGCCGTTGATGCAATGTCAGTTCGTAACATACTCTCAACATTGAACTTGTGGTAAAATTCACCTGAATTGAACTGCCTGGCTGACAACAACTTGTAGTCGGCTTCCTGCTCGACTCGCACTAGCCACGGTTCCAATGCGTTGTTCAGATAAGCTAACTGTTTTTGCTCAAGACTGTTGTAAGAATTGCTCTTTTCCATCCCTGGGATGTATTCCAACTGTAGATACTTAGCGGCACTCTCTCCAAGCATCTTGCGAGTTTCGGCAAATTCTGCAGCGTTGTTATCCATCACGTTTAGTGTGCTGGCAGTAATTCCACCGCGGAGAAGTCCAACCTGTTCGGCAGCACCATCAGCACCGTGACGTTCTGTGAAGTCATTAAGGAACTCTTGAGCCTGTTCAGCTGTCCGAAACGCCGGAGATTCCTGAGGAGCCGACAACATCAGCTTACCAACAAAACCCTTCTTGATTTGATCTTTGACTCGGCTCTCAGCACCTTGAGCAGACTCAATGGTCAACCTGGCCGCATCGTAAAGAGGAACGCCATTCAGCCCGTTGCCGAAACCAACAATTCGGAAGCAATCGCGGTCTGGAATCATTACGACGTTATTAGGATCGGCGTCCATTTTCTCGAACAATGTCAAACGCGAATCGGGGCGTATTGTGTCGTTCTCGACATAAGTAGCGTTCCAGACGCTCCCATCTACAACGCCCGTTACCGTTTGTGCCGGATTCAGCAATATAA